GAACTGGATCCTTCGGGAAGGTCAGAACCTGTCACTCTGCTGAGAGTAATACCCTCATAAAGTCTGGAGACCTCGTTATACTTAACGAATGCACGGTCATCCTTTTGCAGAGAGATAGCAGTAAATTGTGCAAGAACCATGGACTTAAATCCAGTTGCACTTGCACCATCACCAAGAATACCGTTCATGCCATAGACAGAACGGAGAGATACGTTAAAGATGTAAGGAGATGCGCCAGATACTGTATCAGTCTCAACAGTAACAGATGCTCCAGCCACAGCACCAGTTCCACCAAGAAGATCAGGAACCTTAGGTAATGTGTAAGTGAACGACTTAGAATTGATTACGGATGTTACAATAGTAGAGATGTTATAATCAAGGGGAATTACACCTCTAATCTTGATAGGAGTACCTACAGTGAGGCCGTGATCACTTGCAGTTGTTACGGTAACAACAGGGCCAGCGTTAACACCATCACCAGATGTTAAACTGCTGAGTGTAATGGCATCGGGTGCAAATGCACCAACAATTTCATATTCTGCTCTCTGACTTGTAAATCCTTCAGGAAGAGCAGGGAATTTCTGATCAATATCTCTACCAGATGCAGTGTTGAACGCATTGCTCAACTTAGCATAATACATGTCGAGGTCAGTGAGTGTATAACCATCGACAATATTAACACCATCAGCAAACTCAAAACAATTAAGTTTATGGTGAGAGAACAAAGGTCTAGATCTATTGCCAGTACCAAAGTTTGAAGGATCTGTGTAGACTTGTCCGTTCTCATCACCATCAAAGAAGGTGAAGGAATTGAAGTAGCAACCACCAGTTACACGGAAAATTGCAGAGTAAGATACGTTTGTATCTGTTGGGTTAGGAACATACTTAGGACGAATCTTCGTCTTACGAAGATCTAAACCAACGATAGAAGTACCACGGGGAATGATAATACCACCGTTGACACTATTAAACTTGTAAAGGATGTTATCTTCTGTACCAAGATCAAATACAGATTGCAGAGAGAGTGTAAATGTATCTTGAGCGAGAGATTGAGTACCAGCAGGTGATACGGCATAAGGAGTGCCGCTTATGTTTTTAATATAGAATCCAGGTCTATTGTCGATAATATGTTCGCCAGGGAAACACAGAATTGTAGTTCTGTTGATCAGATCATTCTCATTCCCTTTAACATACGAAAAACGAGCGGCTTCAATCAACGCACGTTGAATAGTCTTGAAAGGTCTCGCTAACGAGTTTCCCTGATTCTCAATGCCATCAGTAGCATCAATATCATTGGGGTTAACATATAGAATACGTCCTTCTGTATTCTTAATAAGATTCTCTAACTTACTGAGAGGCATTGCGCTAGTCTGCTCAAAATCATCCTACAGTATTTAGACGGATGCATAAGAGAATAAAAAGTCCCTTACATATTTGTCAGAGAACTCTTTTCCAAACTTATTACCAAGATACCCTGCTACAGGATCAAGATTCAACATATAGTTGTCAAAATCTCTATACTCTTCTACATCAGTTCCAGTTGGCTTAGTTGCATCCAACAACTCTTTATAGGCATTTACATAACGCTTGAATGTTTCGAGGTGATCAGGAACCTCGTACTTAGTACACTTTCTAACGTAAATGTATCTGGAGAAATGATTCCCTGCTTGGAAGAATCTAATCTCATCAGGAGTATTATCTAGCATGTCAGCTAGATGACACATCATGAATGGATTATCCCAATCATAATATGGAGTTGGGTGCTGAAAATCAAAAACTATAATTACTTTCTTCTCAAAAAAGCACATCAAGTCCATACCAAAACACGGGAGATTTGCTCCTGTCTTGGGATAGACAATGTTATTATAGATTTCTGTTTCGCCAGCATTAATAATGGTTGCTCTGGACTTGAGAATGTGCTCACCACTATACAATCCAGAGCCTAAAATGGCATCGTTCTTACCCATGGTATGACCGATGTCATCAACATTCAATTTTAATTTCTCTAAAAGAAAATCGGAGTAATCATCCCACATTTATACTCTCCACAATAGGCGTGGTCGGATTCGAACCGACACTGGAGGGATTTTAAGTCCCCTGTCTCTGCCGTTGGACTACACGCCCTCAGCCATCAGCACAGTTATTCCCACCAGAATAAATGCACTTAAGTTCGTCTTCTACTTCTTTATAGTCTTCGTATGGGATCATCATTAGATCTCCACCAGCAGGGTTCTTGATGAGGAAGGATTCTCCCTCACCAGCCCTGTCTACAAACTCCTCAAATTTCTCTTCAAACTCTTGGATTGTAATCTCAATCATCGTAGGGTAGTTTCAACCTCAGCGTAAACAATTTGCTCATCGGGAACAATAGCACGGACAAATTCAAGAACATTCATGAACTCTTGCACAGTTTCACACTCAACAAGTTTCTCACTACCATCATCAGCAGTCAGAAGAACAGAACGGGTGCAGACATCAATAGCAACGGATTCCAGGAGTTGCTCGGACATGGTGCGCTTTGCTTGATTACCTATGTATTATAGCACGATCAGGGCAGTCCGTCAAGGGGCATCTCGGTGATGGTCTCAAAGGGCCCGACCCAAGACTGGGACTCATCCTCCCAGATGTAGTGTCCATCTGGACGGGGAATCGGTGGATCCCAGCGACAGGTTTCTTCATTCAAAACCCAGGATTCATACTCCTTAGGTGGAATGAATGCGTCCCTATCTTCATCATATGTATAACCAACCGATGCGTAGTTCTTTCGGAATGGTTCCTTTCCCTCAGAATGTTCACCAGCACAAGTATTACAACTGGTTCTTTTACAAACTAAACCAGTAATCTCAAAGTAATGCTGTTCCCAATCTGTGTCCCCACCTTCATCAGGGCCACCAATAACATTCACAACAATGTTGTGCTCATTCAATAGTGCGTAGTGTGCCATAATTATGCATATCCAAAAGTAACTGTACCAGTTCCAGCGGTAACTCTATATATTTTGTAACCAGGAACAGTTGTATCATCCAAAACTGTAGTGAGTCCACCAGAAAAAGTGGCCGTAAAAATACTCAAGATTTTAAAAATCACGACTCCATTACCTCCACGAAATCCTGTTCGTGTTCCTCCTCCGCCAGAGCAGATGTTACCTGTTCCTCCACCACCACCGCCAGTGCCATCTGTTCCCTGACTACCAGATTTAGATCCTCCGCAGAAGTTGACATATCCACCATCTCCACCACCAGATCTTCCATTTCCACCGTAGGATCCTCCACCACCAGCATAGGCAACCATCGTTCCAGTTATATCAGAGTTTAATCCATAACCACCGAAACTGTCAAGGTTTCCAGGTTCACTACCTGCGCCACCACCGCCAGAACCACTGTTTCCAGATGCAGGGTTATGATCTCCACCATCAAAGCCTTGGTTTGCTGTACCAGAACCACCATTTGAGTTAGTGGCGCCACCACCAGCGCCACCACCAGAGCCACCAGAACCACCAGATGTGTTGTCTCGTGCTCCTCCTCCGCCACCAGTGCTAGTAACAGTTGCAAATGTACTAGATCCTCCTTGGCCGCCTGCACTAGAAGATCCACCACCGCCACCAGATCCAACTGTAACAGTGTATGGAGTTGCAACTAGTAATGACAGTGGACTTTCTGGAGTAGAGAGTCTTCCAGAAGTTTGTGCTACACCAACGCTGGCACGGAAACCGCCGCCGCCTCCACCGCCACCTGCGGGGTCATATCCAGATCCACTGGCTCCACCACCACCGCCACCACCGACAACGAGAAACTCAGCCTGGAGTTTACCACTAGCGTGGATCATCTTCCAGTTATTGTTATCTTTAACCCAGGCAGTAGATACTTCTTTCCACATGCCAGAGTCTTTTACAAAAAGATCAGTTATCTCAACCCAAGTATTCGAGTTCTTAATATAGGCGGTTTGCATATCAAACGACGTACCAAATGTCTCCGTCAAATCCAGCCGTTACGCTGGGAGTAGAACCTACAGAAATATAACGAGTTCCATAGGCATTGCTAGTTGATCCTACAGAGATTACCGTTCCAGTTGTTAAGATTGGATTGCTACCAGCATAACCAACCTGATTTACAGTAATAGATGTATCGGGAATGTTTTCCTCATAATACTTCTTAGTTACATAGTGCTCAGAATTCTGAGGATCTACACCAGCAACAGGCTGAATGAATGTAGTTTTTCTAACCTCAACATTCTCCTGCGCCAAAAGACCATCAGGATTGTCAATATTTGGGTAGATAGTTTCAAACTGTGACATGATTATCTATTGATAATTGATTTGCCGATCTCAAGCAGAATGCCAGGACCAAGTTTAGTCGTAGCAGCAATCTTCTGAACAAAAGTCATCTTCATTGCTTGCATTATGTTTCCTGCTTTACCAGTTGCCTGAACTTTGTTGCCATCAATATCTACTTTTGCCTTTCCCTTGAGGTTTAAGTTTCTTCCTGCCTTGAGAGTTAGATCTCTCTTGGCATCTAGAACAATATCTCTACCTTTAATTCTTACTTGACCAGATATAGCATTGATACAAATATCACCGTTCATGCAGTTGATAATCATATCAATCTGACCTAGGTCATTATCTTCACCGGTAGTAACTTCCATCGTTTTATCAACGACAATTCGTACAGTACCGTCTTGAGACAATGAATGAATGAAGACTTCACCTTCATCGGTGATAGCCATAACCTTAGCAACCTCAGGTCCATATCCACCTGCCTGAGGATTATTGATGTCCTGCTTATAGTTCGGGCCTTTATTGGCAATGATTCTTCTTTCTTTGTTTGACATTATTGAATCCTCAGTACCTCAAAAGGTGATCCCACACAATCCTTGACGTACAGAACTTCTCCTGTACCATCTATAATTATATCACTAACAACTGGTGCCAAATTAGCACCACTACCATTACCATCAACAATCAAAGTTGGTGTTGCCGTTACAGAATTGAGAGAAGTAGGTGTTACTTTGGTAATTACACCATTATCAATGACAACGTTGTAGTTGTTACCGAGATCATCAGTAACTACTGTGTCGTCGTCATATCCAATACCACCATTGACAACTTTAATATCGACAACACCAAGAGTTCCCTGTGTTGGATCAATCGTATATCCCTCTCCAGGATCTACAACATAGATTGATTCAATACCTCCACTAGAGTTTAATGTTGCTCTAGCAACACATCCATATCCCTGCTTACACTGATCTTTAATCTTTACGATTGGAGGATAAGCATATCCCTGACCAGGATCTTCAATCTGGAATCCAATAATGCCGCCTAGTTGATTAGCAGCATTGACTGTATCGGTTACGGCTGCTCCTAGTTCTGGTGTCTGTTGAATAAAGTTTCCTACAAATGCCTTGGCAAGAGCACCAAATCCACCGCCACCGATAAACTCTACCTGAGGTCTTCCACAAGGTAAAGCCCCAGGATCTCCAGCATAACATCCTTGCGATTGTCTAACTTGGAGATTTGGATTCTTAGTAATACCTTTCAGAAGTCCTTCGGATGACACATTATCTGTACCAAGATCAAAAGATCCTAGTTTATCCATCACCTTATCAAACATGCTAGGTTCTTCTTTTTCGCCAGATGCAGGTTCTCCGTTATCTTCTCGCTCACCCTCTTTCTTAGTATTCTTCTCATCATCATCTTTTGCCTTCTCGGGGCCAGATCCGATACACCACTTTTTAATCTCTGCACATGCAGCACCCTGACCACAATCAAGGAAGGCAAGAATAGATTTGAATGCTCCACCAGCACCCTGCAAAAATCCAATGACAGTGAACACTGGTCCGAGAATCTTGTTCAGTGATTCTAAGGGACCAGCCAAAGCATCAGAGATTTGCTTTACAATATTAGCGAGGAAACTACCAGCGTATGCCTCAACAGCACACTGAGTTACATCGAGAATGTTACCAATAAAAGACTCTAAGAGACCTCTCGCTGCCTCTTTAAGACCCTCTACAATCTTATTCCCAACACACTGAAGTGTATCCTGAAACTTCTCGATGATGGGGATTTGTGCTGCTTGTGCTGCTACTCCAGCCGCATATGATACAGGAAAGTTTCCTGCGGTTGCTGCCATTGTAGAGGCAAACACTGAATCAAACAGTTTTTCCAGACCCTTTGATAATACCTTCTCCAGTTCACCAAATAGAGCACCAATAGCAGTCTGCACAAAATTACCACCAATATCTTGAATCAGACTCAAGACCTTGTTAATTTCCTTTTGAATGTTAGCCGCTGCCTTACCAACCTTATTGAGTTTAGTGATAAGATTGTCTAGAACTTCTGTCAGTTCTGCGATTGGATTATCCTTACATGCATCAGCAAGTCTTACACAAGTTCCATTCGCTCTGTTGTCAGCCTCTACGCCATTTGTTCCCTTTGTTGTGTTAGATGGTGTCTTAGGTGAAGATGTTCCTTGCTCACCAGTTTCTGATGGATCAGATGCAGTTTTAGGATCAGCACCATTCTTAACTTCACTTGCCTTATCAGGAATCCTGTTGTGAGCAGGCTTCATCTTGTCAGTCTTTCCGCTGTAAGGAACGAAAGGTGACTTATATTTTGGAGATGCTAGTTTAGTTACTTCGTCAGTTTTACCAAAAACTCCACTAATGCAAGGGAGTTGAGAATTATCGCCATCAAGGAAGAATCCAAATACAACATCTCCAGGTCTAATTTTATGACTGGAGTAGTTTCCTGCACCACCACTACCACCAGTGGTGCTTAGAAGAATGTTTGCATAAGGAAGTTTATCATTTGGCAGTTCTTCTTCACTGAAAGGGTGGTATCCCATGATACGCACACGAACCCTATTACCCCAGGTGTCTCTAATCTCACCAGGGGCAACTTGACCGATCCACCAACGGAATCCGTCTCTTCCTACGAAGTTATTTTGTAAACTACCAAATTCCTCTAATGACATTTATATCAGTCGTCGTAAACTAGACACTCTGGGGCTTCAGGGTTGGCATCACAATACAATTCCAGGGGAGTGGGATCATGATGATCTTCTGGATGATTGGCATGATATGCTTCTAATTCTTGCAGTTCTCCTTCAGTATGACGGCGCATTTGGGGAGAAATAGTAGGATCATCGAGAATCTTTTTGTCCTGCTCGATGTGTGCTTCGATGTTTTCCATTTATGCTTCTTTATTGTTTGGAGTATACAGTCCTATTGTATCACGGACTAATGTCAAATAGGTAAACGATTGCTGGCCTTGGAAATAATGACACAAATCCTTAATCATATATAGTCCACTTTGAACAGGGTCATGTTCATTCTGTTTTTGTTCTTGAGTTACTACAGAAGGGAACATGCATTTTATAACTTGTCCTGCTTCCAAATCTGTATTACATGGAACAGCCATTTTCACTTGCTGAGTGAACAATGAGTTGTATCGCATCAAAGATTGCGAATGATATTTTCCAGGATCAGCATTAGCACTCTTATCTTTATTATCACCTAAAGTTCCAATGTCTTGAACACCAGTGATAATTCTGGATGGAATTTCTCCAAGACTTATCTTTTGACCATATGCGTTTTCTACTTCTGGTAAAACAAATTGTTGTCCAAGATTTCTAACACCCTGAAGATAATCTTCTCTAGTAAATAATCCGATGTCAGGACTAGTGAATTGGAATGTCAATGGGTTCCAATATATTCTATAAGATGCAAACTGTCCCGTTCTCAGCTTTGCAATCAAATTAGTATTAGTAGAAGTTTTATACTTCAAAATTGCATTACTCGTATCCTTATTAATATTACTCTCATTAACATCGGAGTAAGTATAAGTCGCTACTGGATCTTGAGAAATGAGTCCATCAATTGATTTAAACTTAAATCCACTCTTTGTTTGATAAAACAGGAATCCAGCCGATGCATCTTTCTCAGTCTTTCCAGACACTGACTTCGCTGCAAGCATCTGTAAAACCGTAAATGGTTTTCTAGTGTTACCTAGAAATGCATACTTGTTTTGTGTATCATCAACGTCAAAAGGAAGGTTCGTTTGTATAACCTCAGACATAATTTTTTTAACGTTTTCTGAGATTCTGGCTGATCCCTCATATTTTTTATATACCCTACTTGTCTCGTTTTTGATTGCTTCTTTGGAAACTAGATGTAATGTAAATCTTTCTTTCTGATTGGTTGCAATTACATCACTAACTTTTCCAACGTGAAGATACTCCGTGGTATCATCCCATCTTAATCCAGATCCTTTTCTAGTGTCAATAGAAAGTTGCACTCTCTCACCACCTCTAACAGGCAATCCATTATATAATCCAGTCCCATTCACGACACCACCAGACGTTGTAATAATCAATTTTGCAGTCACTGTAGGTGAAAAAATATCCTCATAGTAAGTCACGGCAACAACACCATTGCGAATGTCAATGACATTTTGCTTGTCGTTAGACTCAATATTCAATACCTTATAGGTTGCTGACTGTTGAGCTGCCGTCATTGGAATGCAAGTGAAGTGAATAACATACTATTTAAGTTACTAAGCGATGACACTGGAACATCTGTTGATGGAACATTATCGGCATTATATTTTGGAGGTGCGGTAGCTGCACGTTTTTCCATTGCCATCTTGATTAAGCGGTCAAGTTTTTCCATATCGAGAGGAGGTTCTCCACCACTATCTAGAGGAGCAAGAGATCCTTGAGAGGGGTCCAACCCAGTATCCATTAATGGTCCACCTCTAGATCCTCCCTTAAAAGATACATGCAGGTGATCGTAGTGATTTGCAGTTTGCCAAAGAACTTCAGCAACTCCTAAAGATGATCGATTGTCTCTAAAATATTTTGCCAGAGAGTCTAACTGTGCTTTAGTGTTGTGTGATAATGGATAATCTAATGCTTCACCATAATTATGGTAGGAGTTATAACTCCTCCTCATCACACGTTCTCTACCGGAACCAGTATAACCACTAAACAAATTAAAGTCTGGATGTTGCCAGGGTGTATATCCTTTTGTAAGTAAAGAACGACCAACTTTTACCGCTTGCCCATATGCTGAAGATGGGTTAGCAGGCCTGCGAACAGATCCATCACCAGCTCCAGGAGTTCCTCTTTTTGCTCTTGCCCTATCTAATGCTGCCTCAACAGTTTCTGGAGAAATAGATGCTCTATTTCCTGCGCTACCGGCATATCTTGATTGCCCTCTTTTCTTTCCAGCTTCTGCATAAGATAATCCAACAGATGCAAACTCTCTAGCAAGTTCTTGTGCTGCTTCTGCTCTATTATTAGATTCTCCACGAATATATCTACCAACCTCAGGTCTTTTAAACCTCACCACATAATCAGTAAACTTTTCCTGAGTTGCAGCATCAAATTTATCAGATCCCTTTATCCCCATGTTCCTGACAAAACCTACCATGGTGTCAGGAATTATCTGATACTTTCCAACAGCAAACACTTGTCCAGCTGACTGAAGTCTCATAACTTCAGCAACTGTCATTTCCTGTAGATTTCTACCAAAATATCTTCTAGCTCCACCAGGACTATCGCCTGCATTTCCCCTGTTTATTGACTCGTATCCACCTTCTCCACCAGCAATTATCTCGAATAAATCTCCAGATTGAACCTTTCCTCCAGGTCCAGGTTCACCACCATCTTCAACAGGAAATGATCCAAGAGGAGCAGTCAATATTCTTTCGCCATCTTTAAAGTCTTTTTCCAAAGATGCAATAGCATTATCAAGTTTTTTTTGCGCTTTCTTTACATCACCACTTCTATCTTTAAAATCAAGGGTTAGAATTTGCTTTGTCTTTGCAGCAATGAGTTCAGTTGTTGAAGTCATAATCTGCAAATTCTTTTGAACCATGCTTCTAAAGATTTCTCCCATCCTTCTGATTCTTTGGTTCAAATCTTTGATTGCATTAATGATTTTTGGTAATTTATCAGTAATCCATCCAATCAGATATATTCCCAAGAAGTTCATGATTCTTGCGAATGCATCTACCGCAAAATTAGGAACCTTCTTTACCAAATTCAAATTAAATTTAGATCCCTGTTTTTCTAAAGCATTTTCTTTTGCCGTTCTAGTTTTTGCTTCCCCAAGTAAATAAACGCTTCGTTCTTCTTTTTGATTTAATTTCTTAGTTGTTTTAATTTTCTTTTGAAGTACTTTCCCAATATTGATTACAGTCTTTTTCACCATGCCAGCATTATTCTGCTGCTTGGTTAAAGCACCACCTGCGGCAGTCTTAGTTATAGCACGGTATTGTACAATAGCTGCCATTAGACTAATACATTATAGATGGAATAAGAAAAAACTAAGTATGGATTATCATAATTAGTTGATTCGATGGAGGGAAGATCAGTCACCAATTGTTTATTTGGTACTTGTTGTGGTGGCCTGGGAGATCCCATTGGGATTGGAATAACAACAGGAGAAGTTCTTCCTCCACCGTTTCTTATTGGTGTAAGTACAGAATTATTATTTACTGCACCTCCAGGAGAAACTCTCGTAACCTTACCTGTTCCTGCACCGTCATTTTGAGCTTCTGGAGATTTTATATTTGTTGCTGGGCCAGACTGAGGAGTTCTTGCATCCCAAGATGCCAATGCTTTAACAGTGCTTGACTGTTTGTCCATCCATGCAGAGAACCATTTATCAAATTCATTCTCTGGTTGTTTTTTAGAGTTAAACCAATCATCAAACGGTTTTACAACCGCTTTACCAACCATAGGACCAAGAAATCCACTAGCTGCTAGTCCTATCCAAAATCCAGCACCGGGAATGAGTGCCGATAAAGCAGCCGTTAAAGATCCAGAAAAGACACCCTCACCAAGACCCTCAAGTAAACCACCAAGAATAGCCTGAGTTGGAGATTGCCCAGACCCAAATCTATTTCTAACAGTAAAAAATGATGCTAAAACAGTTCCGAGTAAACTTTCACCAATAATATTTTTAAGTAATTTTCCTATAGAATTAGAACCTTTTTTAAGCAACTTGTCGCTGACAAATCCAGTCAATTTGCTAATTAAACCTTTCTTACCTCCTTTCTTAGCCGATTCTTTAACTGCGATGTCATAATATCCTTTAGGACCAGATGGTCCAAAATCAGTTTGTATCGGTTTTGGTGGTTTTTTTCCCTTCGGAAGCAGTCCTCTTACGGCTTGTGCTAATGGTTTTACAGTTTTTTCTGCAATTGGTTTTACAACACTTTCAGTTAATTGTTGTATAGGTTTTTGAACAATTCCTTTGAATTTATTCAGCATTCCAATGGCAAGATCTCTTATTTTTTTAAAAAATGGAGTAAAAATTTTCCTTCCAATTCTTAAAGAAAATCTAGTGATCGTCTTGATTGCATTTGCTACCCAAAAAGCAAATCCATTTGCAATATTAGCAACTGGTGCAAAAAATCTACCAAGAGAATTAATAAGTGTGTCTCTATACTTAGTAAATTCTTCAACATTCCCCGCTGCTTGAGCAGAGAACATATTGATGAGTTTATCGCTGGTCCAACCAGCCAAATAAATCATCAAGAATTTAGCAAGTCTTTCTAAGAAAGGAATTTGCACTTGCATTCCTTTCTTAGCTTTTTCTACTTTTTGTGCCTTTGGTTTGTCTGCTCCTTCTAACTTTTGCTCCGCAGATCCTCTGACTAGTTTTTCTCTTACCCTTCTTTGTTTCTCAAATTGTTCTTCTCTATACTTAGTTTCAGTCTCAGCATCAGTTTTTAATAGTGTTAGAATGTCACCCAACTTTTGATTAACATCATTCGTAGCGATTGCACCAGGATCTCTAACTACTAGAGCTCCGCCTGCAAGTCCACCAGAGCGGCCTCCTCCTCCGCCTCCGCCACCTCTAAAACTTCCACCTCCGCCACTTCCTCCGAATACTTTAGATCCAGAGACTTTAGCCTTTTTGAACAGTTCCTTTCTTTGCTTCGCAGTAAGATATTCTCCTGTTACAGGATCTTTACCGTGTGCCAGAATGGCAGTCATTAAATTGTCAGTCTTACCTGATGCCATTCTGTTGTTGATCCTTTAGTCTCTCTTCTTCCAGATATTGTGACAGGAGAGTAACGTATATTTCACGTTCCCAAGGGATCATGTTTTCCAACTCTGTCAGGCTATATTTATGGTGCTGAACTAGGGCAAAATTTGTCTTATAGTAACTCTCAACATTTTCATGAGAGAGTGCTAGCTGAAAAAACTTGCCAGTCCCTCCAGAACAACTTTATTTTTCTTTTTAGTTTTTGGATTAGTTACCGTAATCTCATGGGAGAGTTTAGGCATAGTCTCGAAGAATTGTTCAATCTTCTTAAAGTTAGAAGTTGGAAACTGTTCGAGAAACTCGATCATTTCTTTCTCAGTAAAATCAGCAGAATCCCAAGACTCTTCATCATTGTAAATTGCATCAACACATCTTGCAATCAGTTTAAAAGATTCATCTCCACCACCAACAAAGTTATTCTCGATAAACTCATCAAACTTTGGATACTTCATTTTAATCATGTATCCACCACCAATATCAATAGTGTTTACATGATCTTTATCATTAATAACTTTAATATCATCTACATCAACTTCAACTTCAACTTCCGTTTCTCCATCGTCTTCACAAGTTACAACAATGGGAATCTTTTCTCCAACGGATTTTCCACGAATGTTGAGAAATAATAACTCAATATCAAATGTGGCAAGTTGAGAGACATCAATACCTTTAGTAACGATGCAATTTGTTAAAACTTGTTTTACAGCTCTAGCAATTTGCTTGCTGTCTTCACTCTCCATGGCGAGGAGTAAGATCTTTTCTTCCTTAACTAGAAAAGGTCTAAACTCTATGGTCTTTTTAATAGAAGGAATAGTGAGTTCGTAAGTGGGAGTCGAAATTACTGGTAATGGCATAATATCCCTAAAAATTCAATATAAATTATTTATTACCCAATATCGGGTGGAGCAAATCCCTCAAATCCAGCTCCAGCAAATCCACTAATGTTTCCTTTAATTGGAGAAAGTCCAGCTCCAGAAAGAGGTGCTGCTAAAGTAGGTGTGCCAGGAGGATTTAAAGGTGGTACTTGTTGTTCTGTGTTAGTGTTTATTGGAGACTTATTGGCATCTTCTCCTCTGGCAATAGCAATACTCGATGCTTTACCACACTGATAGGTATCGTAATCAAAAGTGACGTTAACTCTGAGGATTTGAGATCCATCATAAGAAACAGGAGTCGAACTCAAAGATACTGGAAAGATGTTAAAGAAGTTGTATTCAAGTGGTTTAATTCTCTTATCTTTTTCGAATTTTGTGATGGAAAATCCAGACTTAGATTTATAAGTATCAGGATATCTCATCCTAACAAAATAACCAGGGTTTGACTTTTGTTGTCCAGAACCAGATGCAATGTATTCAATCCAGTGTTCAAATAATTTTAACATATTATAGTTTAGATCACAATAGAAACCAAGAGTAAGTTGGTCATACATTCTACTGTGAGCGTACTTTTGAGTAACTCCCATAAAATCCCCATACACATCAACTGTGGCCAAGGATGATCCAGGAAGAGTTGCCTCATAACATAATAGTCCAGCATCATTACTAATAAAAGCTGGAGATACGCCTCTAGATGATAAAAATGAACTTAAAGGACCAGGAAGACCACTCATTCTCACAAAGTAGTGAGAACTGAGAGCAAGTCTCGTTAGGAGTGGTGCTACTTCTGTAATTTTTGAGGCTATCGACATCTAAATATCTCTAATGCTGTGATTATTCTATGTCATATCAAGGAAAGTTTCGTCCCAGTAACACCAAAAAGTATAGAGGGAATCCCACAAACATTATTTATCGCAGTTTGTGGGAAAGAAAGTTCATGGTTTACTGTGATAAAAACGAAAACATCCTCGAATGGGGTAGTGAAGAGATTTCAATTCCATACAAATCTCCACTAGATAAGAAGTGGCATCGCTATTTTCCAGACTTTTACATCAAGTACATAGACTCAAAAGGTAAAATTAAAAGGTCTATTATCGAGATCAAACCATTCAAGCAAACTCAACAACCACCACTACAAGAAAAGAAAACTAAGAGTTACGTTTATGAAGTAACTCAATACGTTACAAATCAAGCAAAATGGGCTGCTGCAGAAGAATTCTGCAAAGACCGTCTGTGGGAATTCAAAGTCTTTACGGAAAAGGAGTTGGGCATAAAATGAAAGAATCTGACTTTAGGATCAAGCAAATTATCGATGAACTGGAAGATCTTGTAAAGAGATTAAAGGCTGAACATCTACGTTCTGAGTTTGGTCTCGATGAGAAAGATCACACAAAGGGTTTAACTTATGATGATCTACAAGACGACGATGGTTACATGGACTAATGAATAGAATTCAGAACATTCTCGATGATCTGATTGGAGTAGAAGATCCAGACGATCTAATGCTTTCAATCATGCAAGCACTAACAGATACAGTTGATCAGGTTGCTGTTCCAGGAAATTATTATACATTCATATATCTTCCAAAAACTCCAAATATCCAATACGATGAACACCCACTCATAGCTTGCACTACCGCATATAACTGGGGATTTGATGCTATCAATTATCACTGGAGAAAACCCAGAAGATATACATTCGATGAAGTTGCGGGAAACCTATACGAAATCTCAGAGGAAGAAAAGAATACCTTGAGAACTATACCATACCAAAAATTTAAACTAAATATCTAAAAAGGGTAAAATGGTACAAGACCCAAGAGAAGTAACAAGATTAAAGGCACGTCCTAGTGCAACTGCTGCTAATGCAGCAGCAACTGCTGCTGCCTCAGATAAATCATCATTTGCTTCTATAAACGCTCCTCTCAGGTATCCTATTGGTAGCATCGATACATATACCGATTTTATGCTTTTTGAAGAGTTGAATTATAGATCAACTTACGGAACTGATGGAAAAGGAAATCTTGATAGTCTCATTGGCGGTGGAGAGAAAATCCTTGATGATTCTAAAGAAGATAAAATTGCAAGAGGACTTCTCCTGCGAGTAAATGAAGCATCAAGCGCATATGCAAATTCAGTCGCAATAAACACAATCATTCTTCCAATTCCAGGTAATATATCGGATACAAATGCCGTAACATATGGAGAAGATAATTTAAATTCTTTCGCAGCGGCCGCTGTTAGTGCTACTGCTAGTGGAATCAAAGATGATACTGTTACTGGTGGTATTGGCAAAATTATGAATCGTGTTTTGGGAACAGTAGGGGCTCTTGCGTCTGATGCTGGAATGAAGGATCCATCTGCACTGTTCTTTGGATCAATGGCAGCAAATGTTTTTGGAGCCAATACATCCTTTGAAGGGTTACTTTCTAGAGCAACTGGTCAAATCATTAACCCAAATTTAGAACTCTTGTTCACTGGTGTTGCCCTTCGTTCATTCACCTTTGATTTTAACTTTGTACCTAGAAGCAAAGAAGAAGGTGAAAGAGTAAAGCAGATCATCAAAACTTTTAAGATGGCAATGTCGCCAAGAAGATCAACTACTGGTCAAGGATTGTTCCTTTCCACTCCAAATGTATTCAGATTAACATATAGAAGTGGTAATAAAAACCATCCATTCTTAAATAGATTTAAGATTATGGCTCTGGAAAATATGTCCGTGAACTACACCGCATCTGGTCAATATGTTACATATGACGATGGAACTCCCGTCCATATGCAGATGCAGTTAGCGTTTAAGGAACTCAATCCAGTTTATGCTGATGATTACAACGATGTTGCTGGAGTAGGTTACTAATGGGATTTTATTTTAGAGAAGTTCCTAATCTCGATTATATTTCTCCATTTAGAGATAGACCTTCTTCGGAGACATACATCACAGGAAAAAATCTTTTCCGTAGAGTAAAGATCAGAGATGATCTCAAGGGAATCTTTACTTTATATAATGAGTATAGTATTGAAGGAGATGATCGTCCTGACGTTGTTGCTGAGAAAGTCTACAATGACAGTTCTTTGGACTGGGTAATTCTAGTCACAAATAACATTATCAACATCAGAAATGAATGGCCTCTGTCTGACAGAGACCTGAGAAATTTCTGTCAGGATAAGTATGGTAATCAACTTCTAGATACTCGCTACTACGTCACTACAGAAGTTACAGATTCTAAAGGAAGATTAATTCTTCCCGCAGGGTTGACTGTTGACTCAGATTTCACAATTCCTGATCCAGATGAAGCAACCCAAAATATCAATCCTGTAACAGGCGTTAGCAATCTAGAGTATGAAACAAACAAGAACGATGAGAAGAGACAAATCTTTATCTTAAGACGTGAGTATCTCGCTCAGTTCTTGGAAGATACAAAACAGGAAATGTTCTATAAAAAGTCTAGTCAGTACGTTAGCAATACTGTTAAGAGAGGCGATAACATTCGTACATCATCACCCTAATCTAAATAAGAACAGATAGCGGTATTTTCAATCATGGCCAGAACAAGAAAAAATTACGCAGATTCTGAGGTAGAAGTTGCTCCCCTTGAGTTTAGTAAGGGTGGATGTTCGAACTGCAACTGTGCAGAATTAGAAAAAAGAATCGAGGCCCTTGAGAGTGCGTTAGCACATATCAAGCAAACCTCGATCTGGAATAATAAGTGGGATTAAGTTATCATTTTCCGAGTACATAATAGGGTGGTAGTGAGACTATCACCCTATTTTTTTACCACTCGGCGGTCTATTCTTCGGCCAAACGCTGGAAGTATGACAGCGTGTCGTCTTCATCATCTTCTTCCCTAGAAGAGGAAGACAGGGAGTTCAGTTCAGAACGAAGATCATCATCGAGATCACGCACTGGACCACGGAAGTCATCTTCATCTTCAACTTCCTCATCCACAGGAGCGGGACGGGAGTTACCTTTACCTAGGACTGCTTCAAGACGGGTCTTGAGTTCATCATAGGTCTTAAACTGAGAAGGTGCAAGGAACTCTGCAAGAGAGTATTGCTTCTTCCAAATTGCTTCCATCTCATCATCTTCATCGAGAAGAGGTCCCTGAATGGCAAACTCACTAGAGTCATAATTCCAATAACCAGCAACTCGCTTAATCTTCAGTTTGAAGTTAGCGCCTTGCCAGAAATCAAAGGGGTTGATGGGAGTCTCGTCTTCAAATTCAGGTTGCATTGCAGCCATGATCTTGTCAAAGATCTTCTTACCATACTTGTAAAGGAAGACCTTACCCTCGTTCTGCGGATTGGCAGGATCTTTCACAACATAAATGTTGGAAACGTAAGACAGTTTACGCTTCTGCTTACGGGCCTGTTCCTTACCAGCATCGGTGCCGTTGTTCCACAGCATAGAGTTATGCTCAGATACAGGATCCTTCTGACCGAGAGTAGTCAGAGAGTTCTCGATGTACCAACCACCAGGACCTTGAAAGGCATGGGAGTAGACTTTGGCGAAAGGCATATCTTCGCCATCAGGAGGAGGAAGGAATCGAATAACAGCATAACCGTTGCCGGCTTTGTCTACTTCAGGTTTCCAGAGGCGTT